CAGCTGCGCATCCGGGCATCCAGCGCCTTATGGCGCTTATGCCTTGGGAGGAGTTCTTATGACCCCAACCAAGTTCGTAACCACTCACAAACTCGGAGAGTTCCAGCTTCTCCGAGAGTTCGTCGCCAGGAGCCTCTGGACTCCGGCGTTACTGGCCTGTGACGAAGCAATAGCTTCGTGCGAGGAGAAGATCATGCGGTTGCAGGAATTGAAAACTTTGATTGAGGAGGAGAGGGGATGAGTAATAGTTACTGCTTAAAACACGCGCTTAGTTATTGGGGGTCGCAGTGTCCAAGCTGTGTAGGAGAGGCGTTTGCTGCGGCGGTTACACCGAGTGTGCAGGACCAGGAGGTGCCGGCACCGCCAAAGTTAGGTGACTGCCTCGACGAAGCCAAAGCCACGATCTGTGGCGAGCGGCAGGACCAGTACGGCAGTCCGGAAGATTCTTTCGCGCTGGTGGCGAAGTATTGGAACACGTACCTTCTGGAAGTCCAGAAGAAGATTCTCGTCGCCGCAGGATTCGACCTCAGAGATTACAAGCTCGTTGACTTACTGGAAACCAAAGACATCGCCCACATGATGATCCTGTTCAAGATGGCTCGGGTCCAGGGGCAGAAGCCGAGTAGGGATTCGTATGTTGGCATTTGTGGCTACGCCGCCATTGCGGCTGATAAGCTTACTGAGAAATGAGAACAATAATCCTACACACAATTTACGCCGCTCTCATCGTTTTCGCACTCTATGTGTCTTACGATATGGGACGGTTTGAAGGGAGGCAAGAAAATGACAATTTTCTGTTGCTGCAACCAAGCAACCGAGCTTTGCTCGGACACCTGTGCCAGATGGCGAGGAACTTCCGGTCCAGAGCACGTAGTGCTCGTCCCTCAGTGGCCGAAGACTAGGAGATCTGGTTCTGTCATCACCGTTGACGAAATAAGGTTAAAATGGGATAGGGAGGGGGAGGAAACTCACTCCCCCGAGTAAGTCTCTATCCCAAATTGCGAAGCAACCTGACGCTGTCGAACGCCGGTAGTTCCCATTTCTCCTAAGACGAGTTTGCGAACTGCCGGCTTGATGTCGCTTCCGCGAATAGCGAAGAGCGGAAGCTTCGAGTTAAAGACTCGGATAGCTTCAAGTGCGTCGGTCGTGTCCTCGCTCTCGACTATTGCTCTCGCTGCGTCCTTAATCAGTCTGCCTCTCCTTTCAGTCAACTTGGTACCAAGTTTTGTCAAACTTCTCTCGGCTCCTTGAGCTTTCGCAACTTCGTCAGGATTGAACCCGAGGGCCATCATGACAATCTCGTCGGGTCCGATCTGGTCGTCAGAGATGAGCTTTTTCCCTGCTCCGGTTTTGAGACCTTCGGTCGCTACGCGATACGCCTTCAGGCCGTCTTTCAGTGGCTTGGGCAGCGCCTCTTCGAGGCCGCGCATGTAGTTCCCTTTGTTGAACATCTGGTCGTAGCCTTTGACCCATGACTGCGCCACGGAGAAACTCGGGCCAATAAGGTTTCCTGCCCACCATGCGGCGAGTCCTGCGCCGTGAAGATTAGAGGGAGGCTCGGACTGCGTACCGTACAGGTCGCCCATCCCGATTCGCTTGGACAAGTTCGTTCCTAAGAGGGTTGGAAGTCCGTAGGACGCAGCGGCTCCGGCAGTTTCTCCGAAGTTCTCCTTCAGCCAGTTATTAAACTCTAGTTCAGCATCGTACGGCTCGTCGTCATCGCCTCCGAAGAGGTTGGCAAGGCCGAAGACCAGACCGCCTATGACGGTCCCATGTACTCCCGCAAGGGCGGCGGACATCCCGGTAACGCCGATGAACTCTTTGAGGGCTGAGCGACGAACTTCCTTCGTCTCTCCTTTGAGAGACTGCATCAGCAGGATTCCCATCCGCAGAGCGGTCTTAATCCGATAGGTTTGGAACGTAGTAAGGGTTCTGGCAACCCCGCCCTGCATCGCCCAGCCCTTGTCGCTCTTGGCATAATTGTAAAGCGTTCCGCCGACAACCTCGTTCGCATCTTCCAGCGCGGTGAAGAAATCCTTCTTCTGCTCAGTCGCCAGCTTGAAGTTGGCAAGGACCGTCGCTTTCCGGCTGCCAAGCTCGCCGTGCTGCATCGGCAGCATCGCGTAGCGCATGGCTTTACCGAAGTAGGTAGTTTGTTTACCTTGGGCAATGTCGCTTGCTTCGTGGACAGCGGAGATGTCCAGCATGTTCATGGCGAGGGCTTCGCGGAGGGCGAGGAGTTCTTTTTGGTACTTCCTGAGTTCGGCAATCTTCGCAAGCTTCTCCGCAGTGGTAAACCAGTCTTCGCCGATCTGCCTGTCACCTGTCCGGTCCTTCTCAGTGACCCTGCGGTGCAGGGCTGCGTATACCTCGTTGACCTTCTCGTCGCCGTACATGGCGTCCTTACTGTACTTCTTATTGAAGGCTTTCTGCAGGCCCTCAGCAAGGGCGGCTGTGGCCTTCGCCAGCGACTTATACTTAATCGCCATGGCTGGCAGAGTGAGGACCGGCAACTGGGTCAACTGGACGAGGAAGGTTGAAGGCGAGGTCATGAAATACGCAGTACTCCATTTCCCAAGAAATGAGGCTATCGGCCCGACGGTCTCGTTCCTGATCGCCAGGTTCCACCTACGAACATTGTTCAGGAGGTGGCCTCGCATATCAAGGTTGATTGCTGTCTCGGAGTTCTTCTCCAACTCCTTATTCTCTTCTTCGAAGTTCTGAATGTCTTGCTCAATCTTCCGGCCGACTTCCATCCAGGCGATAGAGCCTGCGTGACGAAGGACGTAGTCCATCGAGCTTCTCAGCATGTCAGTGCTGGCTCCCAGCACGTTCTTCCTGTGGATAGAGTTTTTCAAGGCGGAGGTCTCAGGCATCCAGCGAAGGAGGACTTGGTCAAGGTCAGAGACTGCCGACATTGCCCGGCCGCGAGCTTCCGCGACAGCTTGAGGGTTCTCCTGGTCGACACCGACCATATACTTCGACTCCATGGCCTTCATCAACTGCTCGCGCAGGGCCTGCGGGATGACGGCCTCGCCCTTGACGGACTCACGCTTGACATCTTCGACCATGGTGTTCGGGTCGACACCTTTAGCTTCCATCTGCTTGCGGAAGGCTCGGCGCTCGCCCGGCGTGTTGAAGTGGTCTACCTGCTCCCTGCCATCAGGCAGAGTGAACTTCAGGATGTAGTCCCCGTAGCGGGACAGTGGGACGTAGGTCCCTCGGATTCTGGAGAAGGTGGCGTTGAAGCGGTCCATCATCTCGTTGTAAAGGTCTTTGTTTCCTTGCGACGCAGCCTCGATCGTAGCAAGCAGGTTATTTCTTTCCCGCTCTCTGAGCGACTGGAGATAGGCGACGATCTTTTTCGCCTGCGCCTGCTCGGCCGGCCCCAGCTTGTCCCAAGCTTTCTTCGTTTCAGCGAACGCCTCATCGAGAGTCTTGCCGGTGGACTTCTTCATCTCCTTGTTCCAGATCTTCCGAGCTTCTTTTAGCCGTGCCTCAGTAGTAGGCGCTGCCGCGGTGCTCTCAGGTACCCAGTCCTGATCGGTCAGTGTCTTCCAAGGAGTCATCTGGTTGAACGTACCGGTGAGGAGCAGATCGTTGAAGGCTTCGATTCCTGCACCTTTTTTCGCTACTCTCTCAGCGTCCTGATAGATGGCGTAGAAGTCGTCAGGGAGTTGGGCCTTGATAGCCTCCATCATTCCGTTGTGCTTGTCGATATTCTTCAGCCACTGGATCTGGTTGCCGAAGGTTTGGGCAAGATGTGAGATTGGTGTGACTGATAACCATTGAGGGGCGAAGCGAACGTAAAGATCGTAGAGGGGGTTCTTAACATCTTTCAGGATGTTGGTGGCCTTCTTTATTTCTTGGTTGCCGGCTTGCAGTTTATCAGATACTTTTGAAAAAAGTATATCCGGATTCTTCCCGTCCCAAGTTCCTTGGTTGAAGATCGATTTGATTTGGGTGGGTTCGAATACTACTAGGCTACGAGCATATCCGCCAGAAACGAATTGCCCAGGAGCGACAGCGCCGATTATTTTGGAGTTGTACCACACTCCATCGTACCCAGATTCGCGTATAAGTTTCTCTGCAGTCTTTGGTTGCGCGGCGTCTATTGCGTTTTGGAGGTAGACTATCTTCTTGCCGGTCTTCTCTCCGGCGTCGGTGTAGTCATTCTGAAACAGACCTGGCCGAGTACGTCCAGCGAGCTTAAAAGCAAGAGCGTACTCTTTCGATCCCTCTTTTACTAGAGCATCTGCTTCTAAGATGTTCGCCGCCGCCACATATGCAGGAATAACACTACCTGGCTTTTTCTTTCTCCCCTGCGCCTCGGGGTCCGCATAGTTGGACGCAAAAGCAGGGTCGGGAGTAAGGTGAATACCGAAGCCGAGTTGCTCCTTGCTGTTTACGTGTGGAGCGAACTCGTTGAAAACCTCAGTTGTCCCATGATAAACCACAAGAGGATTCCCTTCCGAATCAACAACCTTCGAATCTCCGAACCACTTCTTGAACGCTGCAAGTCCTTGAATTTTCCTGCCGGCCTCTTTTACTGAGAGGAGCGGATCTTGAGCGAACTCGCCGAGTCCGGAGAGAATCTCCTCCAACGACCTTCCACTCCCCAACTCCTGATCCTGCTTGCGGTTTGCCCAAGCCCTGGTCCCTTGTGCGAAAAGGGCAACGAGGTCGGACTCGGAGAGTCGCCCATAGGCGATACCGAGGCGGTAGAGGGCCGCTTTCACTGCGGAAAGCACCCGCTTAAAGAGGGAGTGTTTCCGGTTTTCCGGATTTTGCAGGAAGTATGCAAGAGCTTCTTCGCCGCGGAATCCCTTGGCCGTATCGGCCGGCACCTTAGCGAAGGCTTCTTTTATCTTGGGATTGTTCCTGGCGAGGATGGCAAAGTCCTTGAGGATCTTTGTCCGTTGTTCTCTGAACAACT